CCGAATATAATTTTGCTCGACGCAATAAAGAAACGCATGGAGTTCCCAGAGCTAAAGGAAGTTGCGTATAAGTTTTACATGGAATGGCAACCAGATGCGTTTATTGTGGAAGCCAAAGCGGCTGGCGCTCCGCTGATATTTGAACTACGGGCGATGGGTATACCTGTACAAGAGTTCACTCCCAGCCGGGGCAACGACAAGTTTGTGCGGATTAATTCAGTGTCGGATTTGTTTGCAAGTGGCAAAGTATGGGCACCCGAGAACCGTTGGGCCGATGAGGTTATCGAAGAGATGGCCGCGTTTCCTAATGCTCCAAACGATGACTTGGTTGACTCTTCCACACAAGCGTTATTAAGATTTAGAAAAGGTGGCTTCGTGTCGCTCAACTCAGACGAGCAAGAAGAAATACGAAGTTTTCGCAGACGACAAGCATATTACTAAGGATAAAAAATGGCAACGAATTCAATGGACAAAGGTATGTACGCAGCCCCGCAAGGGCTTGGCGATTTGTTAAACGATGATTCTTCCGGTTTGGAGATTGAGATTGGTCTCCCCGAAGATGTTGATATGAGCGTGGATGTAGAGATCGGTGGCAAAGATGAAGGTGACTCCGACTTTAATAAAAACTTGGCTGAAGATATTGACGAAGATGAGCTGGGCAAAATTAGCAGCGACATCATGGAGATGGTAGAGGCCGACATCGCCTCCCGCAAAGACTGGACAGAGATGTTTGTCAAGGGTCTAGAAGTGCTGGGCATGAAGTATGAAGAGCGAACCGAGCCGTGGGCCGGAGCTTGTGGTGTGTTTTCTACAGTGCTGACAGAAGCAGCCGTGCGGTTCCAATCAGAAACAATTCTTGAGACATTCCCAGCGCAAGGCCCCGTCAAGACGCAAATCATCGGCAACGATACACCCGAGAAAGAAAAGGCAGCCGAGCGTGTTCGAGAAGACATGAACTACCGCCTGACCGAGGAGATGCCTGAGTACCGCCCTGAGCATGAGCGCATGCTGTTTAATTTAGGGTTGATTGGATCGGCGTTTAAGAAAGTTTATTTTGATATGGCGCTGGGTCGTCAGACGTCAATTTATATTCCAGCGGAAGACGTGATTATTCCTTACGGCGCTAGCGGGGCGCGGACGGCAGAGCGTGTGACACACATCATGCGTAAAACCAAGAACGACATCAAGAAGCTGCAGGCCAGTGGGTTCTACCGCGACATTGACTTGGGTGATCCGGTTGAAGTGTTCACCGACGTGGAGAAGAAGAAAGCTGACGAGCAAGGCTACTCCATAACTACAGATGACCGCTACCAAGTGTATGAAGTGCAGATTGACTACGTCATGCCCGGGTACGACGAAGAAGATGGTGTGGCGTTTCCCTACATCGTGACTATTGACCGTGGCACAAAAGAAGTGTTGTCTATCTACCGCAACTACGAAGAAGAGGATGAGCTCAAACTCAAGCGCCAGCATATGGTGCAGTACGACTATGTTCCGGGGTTTGGTGCGTATGGGTTCGGATACATCCATTTGATTGGTGGCTATGCTCGCGCGGGTACAGCGTTGATTCGTCAGTTGATTGATGCCGGTACGCTGTCTAACTTGCCCGGTGGTCTGAAGTCACGTGGTCTGCGTGTTAAGGGTGACGATACACCGATCAGCCCCGGAGAGTTTCGTGATGTAGACGTGCCAAGCGGTGCGATCAAAGACAACATCATGGCGTTGCCATACAAAGAGCCAAGCCAAGTTCTGGCCGCGTTGCTTGAGAAGATTACAGAAGAAGGTCGCCGACTGGGTTCAGTCGCTGATTTGCAGATCTCGGATATGAGTGCCAATACCCCAGTAGGTACAACCTTGGCCATCCTTGAGAGACAGTTAAAAACACTGAGTGCTGTGCAGGCCCGCGTCCACTACTCGATGAAGCAAGAGTTCAAGCTCCTGAAGAACATCATCCGTGACTACGCGCCGACCGACTACGAGTACGACCCAGAAGGTGGCGACCGCCGAGCCAAGCAGGAAGACTATGACATGGTGGAGGTCATCCCCGTGTCTGACCCCAACTCATCCACGATGGCGCAGCGCATCATGCAGTACCAAGCGGTGATTCAGTTGTCGTCGCAGGCTCCGCAGATCTATGACTTGCCACATTTGCACCGCCAGATGATTGAGGTGTTGGGCGTCAAGCATGCGGACAAGATCGTGCCGGTTGAAGAGGACGAGTCCCCACGTGACCCGTTGAGCGAGAACATGGCGTTCTTAAAGAGCAAGCCGACCAAAGCGTTTATGTACCAAGATCACGACGCTCATATTGCGACGCATATGGCTATGATGCAAGACCCAATCGTGCAGCAGATGATTGGCCAGTCGCCTATGGCTCAACAAGTACAAGGAGCCATCATGTCTCACCTCGCCGAGCACCTTGGGTTCAAGTACCGCAAAGAAGTTGAAGAGATGGTTGGCGTGCCACTGCCCGCACCAGATCAAGAGTTGCCAGCAGATATTGAGGTTCAACTCTCCCGCCTCATCGCCCAAGGCTCACAACAACTACTGCAGAAAAACCAAGCCGCCGCCGCGCAGCAACAACAGCAACAGCAGCAACAACAAGCCGCCCAAGATCCACTCATCCAGTTGCAGCAGCAAGAGCTTGAGATTAAGAAGATGGATACCCAGCGTAAGGTGCAGAAAGACCAGATAGATAGTCAGCTCGCACTCCAGCGTTTACAGCTTGAGAAGTCCCGCATTGACGCCGACCGGGAGAAAGATCGCAACCGCATCCAGTCACAAGAGTTGCAGACTAAAGTGAAGATTCAAACTGATCTGTACAAGAGTCAAGCGTCTAAATCCAATCAGCAACCAAAGCAAAACAAACAAAATCCCAACCAAGGTAACCAATAATGGCCGAAAACTATCTTGAACTATGTAGCGAAAAACTCGAAAAAAGAATCGAGAGTTTTGTTATCCATCTGAGTGACGGCGGGGCTAAAGACTTTGCCGAATACAAAGAACTGTGCGGAGCAATCCGAGGTCTGCGAACTGCACAGCAAGAACTTAAAGACCTTGTGCGAAGACTAAAGGAAAATGATGATGACTGAGTTTGATGTTCAAGCAGTAGATTTATCCGGTATTTTGAATACCAGCGTGGAAGACAAGGCAAAACAGATGCCGGATCCTGTTGCTTTTTATATATTGACGGTATTACCGAATATTGATGAAGAGTATGGGGAAAGTGGCATTTTGAAGGCTGGAAAAACCATGCACTATGAAGAATTACTGTCCCCAGTACTCTTTGTGGTGAAACTTGGCCCCGATGCGTACAAAGATCCAGCTAAATTTCCAAACGGCCCTTGGTGTAAAGAAGGTGATTTCGTTATTGTGCGCCCAAACACCGGCACACGGATCAAAATTCACGGAAAAGAGTTCCGTTTGATCCACGATGACTGTGTAGAAGCTGTTGTGCAAGACCCACGCGGCATTTCGCGCATATAAGGAGGCAATATGAACGTCGAAAAGTACAAATTCCCTGATGAAGCAGGTGAAAAAGAGCCCGAAATCCGGGTAGAAATCATAGATGATGGCAAAACAGAGGTAGAAATCGTTGATGACACCCCCGAAAAGCCAAAAAACTACAAAAAGATGGAGGAAGACCCTAAAGATGCTGACGAAGATGAGCTAAGTCAGTACGGGGAGAAGGTTCGCCGACGCATCCAACACCTACAAAAAGGCTACCATGAGTCCCGCCGACAAGCCGATATTGCCCGTCAAGAGCGAGAAGAAGCTATCCGAGTGGCTCAAAAATTGGTTGATGAGAACAAAAAACTCAAAGGCTCACTCAATGAGAATCAAAACTCTTTGTTAGAGCAAGCCAAACGTGTAGTGGCCGCAGAGTTGGATAGTTCCCGTAAAAAGTACAAAGAAGCGTACGAAGCGGGGGATTCTGACCGTGTCACAGAGGCAAATGAAGAGCTTGCCGCAGCTAAAGTAAGGTTCGACCGAGTAACTAATTACAAGCCGACCCCTTTACAAGAAGACGAAAATGAGGTACAAATACCGAAATCCGCTCCCCCGCGTGACGAAAAGTATGAAGACTGGCGCGAAAAGAACACTTGGTTTGGGGACGACGAAGAGATGACAAGCCTAGCTTTGGCATACCATAAGAAGATAGTTAGCGCGGGGGCAGACCCCACATCAGACGAATACTACGAGAAAATTAACGCTCGTATGCGAGAAAAATTTCCGGAACACTTCGGGCCGGAAGACGACGACGATGAAGCAGAGGAAACTCCAGCGGCACAGAGTCGCCCAAAAACGAATGAGAGTAAAGCAAAAGCACCTGCAAATGTAGTTGCCCCAGCTTCACGAAGTACGGCACCCAAAAAAGTACGCCTTACTGAGAGTCAAGTAAATATCGCCAAGCGGTTAGGTGTTCCATTGGAACTCTATGCTCGTAAGGTTGCGGAACAACAAACAAGGGGATAACATGGTACAAGCACACAAAGATGAAATCGAAGGATTAGATCGTAGCAAACGTGAAAACACTACTCGCGAGACCGGCCTGCGTCCTCGTAAGTGGAAGAAAGTAGGTTTGTTGCCAAATGTCAAACCAGAACCCGGATATGAATTCCGTTGGATTCGTTTGAGCATTAACGGCCAAGACGACCCTAAGAATATTTCAGTGCGCCTTGAAGAGGGTTATGAGCCCGTAAAAGCTTCAATGCACCCAGAAGTTACCTTGTTAGGTGGAAAAAACAACCATTTCCCCGACAGTATTGAGATTGGCGGCTTGCTGCTTACCAAGATACCTAGAGAAATGGTGGAAGATCGCGCTGCGCAAATCGAAGAAGAAACCGCTTTGCAACTCGCATCTGCAGATCAATCATTCATGCGCCAGAGTAATTCAAAGATGCCTTTGTTCAATGAACGTCGGTCGTCTACGAGCTTTGGCCCCGGTTTTTAATTTTTTAAAAGGAGTCTTAAATGGCTTATCCAGTTGTTTCAGCCCCATACGGGCTGTTGCCACAAAACTTGATTGGTGGTCAAGTATTTGCAGGTTCTACCCGCATGTACCCCATCATTTACGGTTACTCAACCGACATTTTTTATGGTGACTTTGTTGTTTTGAGCCGTGGTCGTTTGCAACGCGTGTCCGTTTCTACCGGTACTAGCGAAGCACAAGCTATTGGCATTTTCTTGGGCTGTACTTATACAAACCCATTAACCAAGCAAAAGCAGTTTTCTCAATACTGGCCTTCCGGCACCCT